ATGATGGAGCGCTTCGGCATCGAAGAGGTCTATGGTATGCACAACATGCCGGGCCTGCCCATTGGCCAGTTCGCCACGCGCAGGGGCGCGATCATGGCGGCGACCGACGAGTTCACCATCACCATCAAGGGCCGCGGCGGCCATGCGGCGCAGCCGCACCGCACGATCGACCCCATCGCCATCGGCACGCAGATCGTCACCAACCTGCAGATGATCGCATCGCGCAACGTCGATCCGCTGGCATCTGTGGTGGTTTCGGTCACGAAATTCATTGCCGGCTTCGCGCACAACGTCATCCCCAACGATGCGCTGATCGCCGGCACGGTGCGCACGCTCGATTCGGACGTGCGCACGCTTGCGGAGACGCGGTTGAAGCAGATCGTCAACGGCCTCGTCGCCGCCCACGGGGCCGAAGTCGACATCGCCTTCCACCGCAACTACCCGGTCACCTTCAATCATGCAGCGGAGACCGGCCACGCAATTCAGATCGCCAGCGACATCGCCGGCGCGGCCAACGTCAATGCCGACATCGATCCGATGATGGGCGGCGAGGATTTTTCCTACATGCTGAATGCCCGGCCGGGCGCTTTCATCTTCATCGGCAACGGCGATACCGCCGGGCTGCACAACCCCGCCTACGATTTCAACGACGAGGCGATCAGCCACGGCATTTCCTATTGGGTGCGCCTGGCCGAACAGCGCCTCGGTGCATGACGGGACCTTCGCATTCCCTCGCAAAAGAGCTTGGCTTCCGGCCAAGCCTTTTGTATGGATGACATCCGAGTGGTCCCGTAGCTCAGCAGGATAGAGCACCAGATTCCTAATCTGGGGGTCACGCGTTCGAATCGCGTCGGGATCACCATTCTTTTCAAGTGCTTAATAGCAATGGCATCAATGCTCATGTTGCATTCGTGTTGCGTTGGCTCACCTTGGTTTACAGGCATTCCCCGGCAGCATCGGCGAATCCGTGCGACATGAGATGCAACATGCGGATGATTCTCCGCGCCGCCTCGGTCTGAACACCACGCTTAAAAGCGCTCGAATCCGTCACAATCGCTCCCGTCCAGCAAATCTAAGTCGAGTTGCGCGGCTTTGAGCCGGCGTGTCGCCGCAGCATTGATCGCGTGATGCTTCGCGTCCCACTTCAAGTGACGCCGCTGACAAAGAGCTCGGCAGCGCTCGGGATCGGCATGGCTTTCATCATGGTCCATATGAGCGATGGTCAAGACGACCTTGCTGCCGGTCTCTGGATGGATGCCGCTGTTTTCGGCCCTACAGCCCGGATGCATCGGCGTACCTTCACAGGCATTGCCAGCGCGGTCCAGAATGGACTGACGGAATGTCTTCCATTCCTTGGAATGCGTTCCTCCGCCGGGGTAAAGCTTTCTGCGATCACTCTTTATCGGCATGGACACCCTCGTTGGCAAATAGAGCTCGCGCCGTTGCCCAGGTCATCCGAATGCCCTCGCGATCGATGCTAAGGCGACTTCAGCAACATCTTCACGGTCGAGCAGATGTGCTCGATCGCCTTGCAGTTCGGCTACAATCCAACGTGCCTTGCGCGATGCCTCTTCCAGCGTCGTCGGGACGAACTCCAGGATAGCTTGCTCAACCGCTCTCACCCGAGCAGAAGCCGATGTCGCCGTGTCTAGCGCGGCAGTGTGTCCGCAGGCATCCTCAATGAGCCGGCGCTCAGCCTCAATCGCATTAAACGCCGCAGACCTCTCTGCAACCTGTTCGACATACCGCTCAGCCACCCGGTTTTTGTGATCCTCGGTGCGCGCGAACACCATCTGATGGTCACGAGCGGAGCGCGCGCTCTTTTCGATCTGCGCGATCGACCACGCATAGATCGGCTCAAAGCGATCATTCCCCTCAGCGTCTATTCCGACAATCCGCCTACCTACTTGAATACGCTTCTCTGGGCGGCTTGCCATTGTGGCGCTGTCTTCCAATTCCCGGACAATCGTCCACGCCTGGTTGTCCAGAGCAATCACGGTTTCATAGTCGGCGAACAGCGCATCGAGAGTTAAAGGTCTCGGCGGCGCGCAGGCGGCGGCCGGAGTGGAAGCTGCAATGACGACGCCTTTAATGAAGGTCCGACGGTCCATTATACATTCTCCCCTTTAGCCCTGCGCGCCTCGGCGCGAAGCCATTCATCACCGGCCTCTTGCAAAGCTTCGCCGTTCACGGGAACGCGGACGTTCGTGGTCATAATCATTTTCCCTTTGCATGTAGACATTTTCTGTTTATGGATAAAGCACGACCATTAACCATAGTCAACATAAAATGTTTACGGATAATCATAAATGGTTTATGACGCAGGAGTAGCAAGAGGGATTGATGTTGCAAGCCAACCAGATAAGGGCCGCTCGTGCCCTACTCAACTGGTCGCAGAATGACCTCGTCGAGAAGACGGGGCTCTCACTTACGACCGTTCGTAGAATGGAAGATGAGAAGATCGGTCCCGAGCGCAGCTCAGCCGGTAACGTAGCCACGGTGACAAAGGTGCTCGAAGAGGCCGGAATAAGGTTTCTCGGGACAGGAGAGACGATCGACGGCGGGCCTGGCGTGAGGATGGAAAAGTGATATCGGCATTGAAATCGCCTATCGCGATAGGTGTGATCACCTTCATCATTGCCATGACTGTGACGGGCTATCTCATGGGGCCAACTAAGTGCAATTCCGGTTGGGCGTCATCGTCGATCGGGAAGAGAGGCGCCTGCTCGCACCACGGCGGTGTCAACAGGACGCCGGGCATGCTGCGCTTTTTAGCCAGCCTAGCCCTTGGAGTTGGTGCCGGAGTGATGACTGCGAAGCGAGCGGAGGCAAAACAGGAATTACCGCCGTCGGTCCAATCGGCCCGAACGCACAGGGCAAGATCAAGCTTCGCGAAGGCATCACATCAATGGAAGCCCGAGGCCGAGGTGCCATCACCATCCGGCGGGGAGCGATCGTCTACAATGGGAACTACGTGTCCGAGCTGCGGCGCGACGATGAGGGCTCATGCGATCGAGGGATCAATCGTTCTGATGTGTCCCACAGATGGGTGCGGCACTCGGATGAAATATCGATAACAACCCTTATCACTACCAATTGATTGGGAGATAGCGTGTCGGCAACTGAGACTTTGAAGGACGCACTCGGAGCGCTCATCAAACTCCTGGGGGTACTCTTGGGGCTGATGGTAGTCGGATCGCTGGCGATTGTCGGGCTGTTTAACTGGTCTCTGGCCAATGCCGAGGGTGCGCATGCGAGGTGCCGAATGTCCGTGATCGAAAAGAAAATCGATGCGGAAAAGGTCGAGGAATACTCGCGTTTATGCATGGGATCCGAGGGTTATTACCAGGTCGACTCGTGCTTCGTCGAAAACATCAACATGCCATCGTGCTTCGTGCCTCGTTGGATGTTCTGGATCAACACTTACAGAGGGTAGCCTCGCCATGACCAAATTGACGCTGGTGAACCCGCATCCGGGTATAGATGCTGCATCCGACCTCAGCGCCGATGCGCTCGACTATGGGCGCGCTGCGCTGTCCGAGAACACCATGCGCGCCTACCGAGGGGACTGGCAAGAGTTTGAAACTTGGTGCGCCGAGCGGCAACGGTCGCATCTGCCTGCCTCTCCTGCCACCGTGGCGAACTATGCAAGCTGGCTAGCTTCTGCGGGCAAGAAAGTACCGACGATCGGGCGCAAGCTCGCAGCAGTACGCTTCTTCCATCGCGGCGCTGGTGAGGAGAACCCGACTGATAACGCTGGCGTCGCAGCGATCCTCAAAGGTATCCGGCGCACCGTCGGCACCGTTGTCCAGCAGAAGGCACCGGCGACGGTCGACGTCATTCATGCTCTCTTGGCCCATGTCGACGTCAGGACGCTGCAGGGGAAGCGAGACCGCGCCATCCTGCTCCTCGGCTTCGCCGGCGCCTTCCGTCGCTCTGAGCTCGTCTCTATCTCCGTTGAAGATGTCACCTTCTCGGAGAAGGGCGTTGATGTGTTCCTGGCGAAGTCCAAGACTGACCAGGAGGCGAAGGGTCAATCGGTAGCCGTACTGAATGGCAAAGCCCTACGGCCGGCTGACAGGCTCAAGGAATGGCTCGAGGCGTCCGGCATTAATAACGGGCCAATCTTCCGGCGAATCAACCGGGGCGACCATCTGACGGCCGAAGCGTTGACTGCGCAGTCGGTGGCGCTGATCGTGAAGAAGTATGCCGATCGAGCGGGGCTCGACGTCGAGAAGCTTTCAGGGCATTCGCTTCGCGCGGGATTCGTCACGTCGGCAGCTGAGAACCGCGCAAGCATATCTCGCATCATGGAAGTGACCAGGCATCGCGATCCACGGACCGTGGAGACCTATGTTCGTCGCGCCGATCGGTTCAAGGATCATGCCGGGGACGGTTTCCTCTGATGGCAGTCTTCGGCGACGAGTTTTTCGAAACACCTGCCGGACAGACGATCGCCGGCGCCCACAGATACCTCAGCGCAGCGAGACTTCTCCGTTTCTCCGAGGATTGGGGGCAAAAGCTACAGACGCCTGTTCTCCACCTCCTAGCTCATGGCGTGGAACTTCTCCTCAAATACCCTCTCTTGGCATCCGGAGCCTCGCCACGGGATGTGGCTATCAAATACGGCCACGACCTGGTTAAGCTTTGGAATGACCGTGAAAATCGTTTCCTGCGCCCGTTGATTCTCGATCGATCTGAGAAGGCATGGGAGGAATCTAGGGTGTCCGGTGCTTGGCCTTGCGATAACTTCGCGCTCGATCCGAGGCAGGAACTGAAATTTGCCTTGGACAAGCTGTCATATCTCCATAGCCGAGACAGCGGCTACGCGTTGCGATACATCATCACACCTAATACCAGCGCGCCTCGACCAGGATTCTTGATCGACGTGTTTGACGAAGTAGCCGAGCGCGGCGCCAAAAACCCTACGCTGCTCACTCAATCTTGGTGATCGGCACCACCTCAACACCTTGAAAGGGTTAGAAAATATGAATTCACCTATCACATCTGTCACCACCCAACGATAACCGGAATTCTCACGATCATTTATCGCGACCACGGATGTACTGGCGCGGTTACTGGTAAGGCCGGTCTTCTGGCCGGTCTTACTAGGATTATTTCATCACCACGATCAGTTTGGTCTGAAATAAGCGGCCTTTTTCGTCCGCACGAAGTCGAGGAAATCCAATCCCTTTTGGGTGATTGTGATTTCGTCATTAGTGACTTGGACGAGGTTGTTGATAACCAGGAATGTCGCCCACTTGTCGAAGTCAAACTGAGCATAAAGCTCTTTGTTCTTTGGAACGACCTCCTCAGTAAAAAACGCTTGCGCCTCTTGTGTGGTCTTTTGACCGGAAGCGAGAACCTTCAGCGCGTCTATCTGTGACTGGAAGACACTACCAAAGATATTTTCAAATTCAGCTAAGACGCGCGCCTCCGCTAATGCACGAACAAGTCTCGGCTCTCGCTGATCGAGGACGTATCCCTGCAACTCCGCCTGAATGGTTTCCACCAAAGCGTTTACCGTCTGAAGTGGGTGTGGGCTCGCCTGCAAAGGATTCGGGCTCTGGCTCGACTGCTGCTGCGAGATTTGAAAAACCGCGCCGGTCGGGCCGAGCTGAACGACATCAGGAAACTTGGCTTTGATTTGCTCTCGAAATAGCCAGACTACGAAGAAGGCGGCCAAGGGCCACGCAATGCCTTTGATGAGGTCGAATGTCGCCTTTGCCCACTCTAGCCACGCGGCGGACTGAATGTTCAGGAGAAACTGCCAGTATTCAGCACAAGTCTGCACAAGGTCACCTGTTCAATCGGAAGCCACAGTTTGAGCAGGTAACCGCATCGGCTCTTTGCAAACTCTTGCAGTCGGGACATGCCATCATGGTTGGATGAGGTGTGGCGGCAGAGGGTGCAGATGTAACTGGATCGGTTCTTACCACCAAGTCGTGTAGCAGGCTGATCTGCTTGGCAGAAGATGCCCGAATCTGCTGTAGCTCCTCGAGCATGGCACCGAATGCGGACACCATTACTCCAGCTAAGACAGAAGGGAAAACCGTCCCGAGCAGGAAGAACAATCCAGCGCCACCGGCAAGGACCGCTACACCTAGAAAAAGAAGCGCGGAAGCAACGATGATACCCCCTGCAACACGTAAGAACCCAGCCATTATTGCCCCCAGCATTCGCGTTATGCGCGCAACGTGCCAGAGCGATGTGAGAAGTCAATCCGCGGCGAAGCTAATCGACTGGATAAATCTGGTGATCCGCGTCCCACCAGACGACGTTGAAAACATGTCCAGTGCGGAAGCCCCATATGCGCTGCTTGCCGCCCGTTCGGAAGCGGAATAGTTCATCCTCCTCCCGATCAATCTCTATCCAGCGCAGTTGCGCCTCTTCGCACAGGCTGTCCAAGGGCTGAGAATGATGTTTTCGATGCCTATCGCGGCCGCCTGTCTGCTGCGCCATGATTTCGTGCCAATACAGGCCACTCATTTCGATCATGGTAGCGCGGATCATACAGGCGTTTTCAGGGCCGTAGGCGGCGTCGCACCAGTTTCTAGCGTGACCCCAAGACCACGTACCTGCTCGATCCGAGTGCTCGTGGATGCGGTATTCCATACGCAACTGCATGATGCTCGCTTGGGGATCTATCGCCGCTCGTGGAAGATTATTTGCGCTCGGATCAATAGCGACACGCGGGATCTGCTCCGAGACTACCATCTCGACGAGGCGCGCGGTCTTCTCCTGTTGCTTCAGGGTCTTAGCGTTCTGGCGATCAATGCGAGCTTGCTTACGACTCATCAGGCAGAGGCGTTGCCTGCCTGCAGACCGGAGTAATACTCATGCATGTCGGACAGTGAAATTTCCTCTTCCGAAGCCTCACCTGGGGCTGCGTTGGAACGCTCGCGCGCCTTCTTCCAAGGATCTTCCAGATGCGTAAGGTCGCTCAGCCATTGGGCCGATTTTTCCCCATAAAAAGAAAGCACGGCATCAATGGTCCGGCGAGCCTGTTCATCCAATTGCGGTTCGGTCCGCATGAACATCTCTGGGCGTATAGAAAACTGCTGGCGATGCATGGAGTAGAGAGAACGGCAGACAGGTCCGTTCGCCCACGCTTGAATCTTCTCATCAAACAATGGACGTTCATCCCAGACGAGTGACCAAGCCTGAGAGTAATAAACCAGCTTCTGCAGTTTCATTGCGGTCATCTCGCCGCGCGAGCGCAGGATATATTCCGCAACGTCCAAGACGGACATGATCATCTCCATTGCGTCGCTGACAATAACACAGGTGGTGTCTTGCCTACAGTGCGCAACCTCAAAGAGGGTATATGTGATTTGCAAACCAAGTGTAAAGATAGTCGCTAACGGGTAACGCACGTCACTAAGGAGGAACTAGGGCGAAAGATCCACTAGCGATAAAGACCGTTATCACTAGTCATCGATTTTGAAGGTTACGCTGTTCCGCATCTCTCCAGAATCGATCAGGGGATTTGAGGAGCCTTTGAGTCCGATTGTGACCGGCGAGTTTGGCGGCGACGATAACGACGTGATTTCAGCTTGGATATCCCCTTTGGCTTTGACGCCAAGCTTGCCAAGTGCCTGTCTCTTTGCAGCGGACACATCCTCGCCAGCGGCCGCTTTGTCGACGATTGTCTTAGACGCCGCTTTCATCCCAGCCTTATAAGCATCTTGGTTGTTCCGCATTGCGTTGCGCATGAACGGGCGCTCGGGAATTGGACCGCCCCAACCACCACCAGATGCACCTCCGCGGGTACCGAACTCATTCCACACCGCGCGACTAATGACGTCGGAATCTGCCTCGCCTGCTGGGAAACCTACCTTCACCCGATCAGGGCCAGGCGCTAGCGAAGCGATGCCCGCCACGCCCTTTCCGCGTTTCTTTCGCTGAACCGTTACTGTCGGCTTGATCAAAACGCATCGTCCTTTTCAAAGCGTGATGCACGGGCTGCTCCTTGGCCTACTGCATTGCCAACAGCGCCGCCGACAGCTGCAGTGACATTTTGGACTCCCTGAACCGTCACCCCACCGACCTGCACAGTAACCGACTGATTTCGGTTGTCGGTGACAGGTCCTGGCGTGCTGCTCGCCTGACGGGCACCGTTCATGTTTGCCCAATTGCCTTGAGCATTGCTGAGGCGCTGCGCCATTGTCTCCGGCGGCGGCGTACCATCCCCAAAAAGACCCGACCACCAGGATCGGAGAGCCTCGCCTCGCGCCTTAACACGTGCACTGTTGGCCCCTGGCGTCGATTGTGCCGCCTTGGCTGGATCAGAGTTGATCTGCTCCTTCCCCTTCTGCAGCAGCTCGGTAAGCGCCCAAACCCCACCTGCGCCGACTGCCACGCTTCCAACAAGCCCAAGGCCACGAACAGTGGCGGCTCCCGTCACCGCGGTACTGCTACCGAGAATGCCCAAAGCGCTCCCGAGTGATCGCAGCGCGCCAGCGAAGAGCGAAACACCAAAGGCCGCGGCCGCCATCCCCATACCTGACTTCGCAAGCGCTCCTAGAACTTCCGCCACCTTCTGGGGATCCGCTCCCAGGAAGCCAGACAACGCATCGATGAATTTGCCGATGACGCTGTCGCCCCTGTTTAGGTACGTGAGGAAGTCCTCTATCGCCAAGGCCGCCACACTGAGCAAAGCGGCGACAGGAAACAGCCGAATGCCCAGCGCGATTAAGAACGCCTTGATGGTATCCCAGGCCGGAGCGTTCTTCTGGATGATCTCGGCGAAATTGGCGAAATTGTTGCCGATGCGTGTGACCTGGTCGACGACCGTGGTGAAAGCGCTGCCGATATTGTTCGCCCACCGATCGAGCGTGCCATCGGCATCAAGCCGACCGATATAGTCGAGCAGATTGCCCAGCTTGGCTTTCACCGCATCAAAGAATCCTGACCGCCCGATACGAAGCTGGAAGTTCGTCCAGCTGTCACCGAGATTGCTGATCATCCCGGTCCAGGTCTTGCTCTGGCGTATCATCGCTCCGCTGAACCGCCCGCCAAGCTGCTCCAGCACAAACCGCCGAACATCCTCGGAGTTCTTCTTGATCGTCTTCGACATCTGTTTGCCGTTGGCATTCCAGGAGAAAACGACCTGGTCACCGGCCTGCTTGGTCGTCAGGCCGAATTCCTTCAGCCGCTCGAACTCGAACGTGGTGGCATCTGCCAGTGCCTCTACCGCCTGGTTCAATGGCTTGTTCATCGCAGAGGCAGCGTCACCAAGCGTGCGCAGGGCGTCATTCGCGATCGGGTCGATGCCGTAGGCCTTCAGTTTCACGAAGGCATCGGTGACCTCGGCAACGTCGTATGGCGTCGTCTGCGCAAACTTCGAAATCCAGTCCATTGCCTTGTCGGCGGCCGCTGCGCTCCCGGTAATGGTTTCGAGCGTGGCATGAAAGCTTTCGAACTCGGCCGAGGTGCTGATTACCGACTTGCTGAGCGCCGCCAGCGCCCCCGTGGCCGCGACCGCGATGCCAGCAGCAAAAACAGCGATCTTCTTCGCGGTCTCATCGATGCCCCGTTGGAAGCGTCTGAGATTGTCCTCGCCTTCCATCTTCCAGCCAAGGATTGCGACGAACTCTTCGATAGGTGAAGCCATCACTTATTCCCTCTGGCTAGCTCGGCCTTTTCAGCGTGTGCGGCTTCGAGCGTCAAAATTTCGTGTGCATCAAGAACGTCGGAAAGCGTCACCCACGTCTTCAGATCCTGGATCGTGTAGATCGGCGGATTCCGCATGACTGGCATCATCAGGAACATGTCGATCGTCGGGGCCGCTCTCAACCGTTCGCTCTCCGTCAGGCCGCCGCCTTCTTCGTTCCTCGGCTGCCATTGCCGAGCAGGCCGGAGAAAAAATCCGAGAACTGCTCCTTGAGAACGAACGCTGCGAGCGGGAGGATGTTTGCCAGTTCCGACCCGCTCATGTCGCCGTCGAGGTCGACAGGATCGAACGTGCCAGATAGGCGCTGAATTTTCGCAACCTCGACGATGTCGCGTACCAGCGACACATATTCGTCAGTGGAAAGGCTTGAGAAGATATCGCCAATGACCTTGATGATGATCACGCTCCCGTCGGCAGTGTCGACGCCCTTTTCCCGTATATGGGCGATCGCCTCTGGTAACCGGTCGAACGCTGGGCCGGCAGCCTTCATCAACCTTCCCTGAAGCGCGAGCGCCTGTGTGGCGAGCAATGGATCAACCTTGTACGTCCGCCCACCGATCTTGCGTTCTGCCATTATCGTGTCTCCTGTTGCGCCGTGAGGGCGGTTTTGAATTGTTCTCGAGCGAAGGAGCCCTGAGAGCTGGTAGGATTGATTGGTCCGTCGCTGTTGAGGACGCACGAACACCCTTGGCACCGGACGCGGCCGGCTACTGCGTTCATCTCGACGACAGCGGCGGGAGACAACTGCAGGAGGGCGGCAAACACGGTCGCTGAACGGGGCGAGGGCACACCTGGCCGATGGCTCTCTACAAGCCCGTCGATCTGATGTTGCATCGTCATGCGCCGAAGGATTGATGGTCTACGGCGGGCGTCA